GGTCGGCGTGGTTTTGTACAAATTATCATCTGTTTGGAGGATTGAGAAATGGGGCGTCCAGGAGTAAAGCCGAACGAGGGCCAGCCGCGTCGTAACAGGAACCCGCCGCGGCATGAGTGGATCGAGGTCGAGAACAAGCCCTTTGAGGATCCACCGCCGCTGCCCAAGAGCCAAACGACCGGGCATCGTTGGCCGGCGCAGACAAAGCGCTGGTGGCACGCCGTATCGACCATGCCCCATTGTGTCTTGTGGGATGAAGCCGACTGGCAATTCGCCCTGGACACCGTATTGATTGCCGCGGCCTTCCATACGGGCGATATGAAGCAGGCGGTGGAACTCAGGCAACGTGAGAAGGTGATGGGTACGACCCTTGATGCCCGGCGCGACCTGCGGATCAGGTACGTCGAAGCGGTAGTAGAGGCAGAGAAGCCGAGTCTAGTAGCGATCCAAGACTATCGAAGGGAACTCGAAGGATGAGGAACTTTCTGTGGACTCATAGATGTCGCCTGATCGGGCACTATTGGCCATCGTACTGGCATGAGATGAAAGACGGCACCTTTGGCCAAAAGTGCTGGCGATGTCCGAAAGTGCGTTTTGTTCGGGAGAAACCGACCACAGGTACTATATTTTTCTATACCGAAGGCATGCGGAAAACTGACTACAGGAAGGCGCTGGAAGGATGAGCGTAGCGGTCGCAACTGCCCTCCCCGTTACCGCTGGCCCGACGTGGCAGCGCGACAAGCGCGGGCGGTTCATTCTCCCGAAGCGCACCCTCGGCTGGAACATCCTGGGCTGGACGGCTGAGTACCTGCTACAGCCGGATGGTCCCCAGGCCGGCGAGCCGTGGAAGTTCACCCCTGAGCAAGCTCGCTTCGTTTTATGGTGGTACGCGATTGACAAGCGGGGCCGGTTCGTCTATCGCTCGGGGATGTATCGGCGCATGAAGGGCCACGGTAAAGACCCACTCGGTGCCGCTCTCTGCTGTGTTGAGTTCGTTGGGCCGTGTCGGTTCGACCATTGGGAGGACAAGGAACCCATCGCTGGCCCGCACTATGCCGCATGGATTCAGACCGCCGCCGTGTCCCGTGACCAGACCCGCAATACATTGACCCTCTTCGCCCCGATGCTCTCTCCCAAGGCTCTCGATGAGTTCAAGATCGACCTCGGCAAAGAGATTCTGTATGCCGGCGGCGGGCGCCAGCGCATCGAGGCTGTTACAAGTTCCCCCCGAGCTCTTGAGGGTGGGCGTGCAACCTTCGTTCTCAAGAATGAGACGCACCACTGGATCGGCTCCAACGAGGGGCATGAGATGAGCAAGGTGATCGCCCGCAACGTAGCCAAGTCAAGGGATGGTTCATCACGGGTGCTGGCGATCTCTAACGCCCACGCGCCGGGGGAGAACTCAGACGCTCAGAAGGACTACGAAACCTATCAGAAGGGCGCGCAAGGGCTATCAGACACCGCCGACTTCCTCTATGACTCGCTGGAAGCGCCGGGAGATACCGACCTGGATGATGATGAGTCTCTGCGGGCTGGTCTCTTGCTTGCTCGGGGAGATTCTGAGTGGGTTAGCCCTGACAGGCTGATCGCCGAGATCCACGACCCCCGGACTTCGTCGGCGATGTCCCGACGTTTCTACCTAAACCAGATCGTCGCCGAAGAAGACAAGCCCTTCGACATGGAGAAGTGGAACGCGCTGGCCAAACGTGGCTATGTCGTCCCCGACGGCGCTCTGATAACGCTCGGCTTCGATGGCTCTATCGGCCGGGACCACACGGCCCTCATCGGGACGGAGATCGCCACGGCGCATCAGTGGGTCGTGGGTTACTGGGAGCCAACCGTCATGGGTGATGGTGAAGAACGCATCCCGTTTATGGAGGTCGACGAGACAGTCGACGCTGCATTCAAGCGCTGGAAGGTCTGGCGCTTCAACTGTGATCCGTTCTACTGGAAGGATATGACGGCGGCCTGGGCCGGCCGGTATGGGGCCGATGTGGTGGTCAACTGGCCGACGAACCAGTACAACAAGATGGCCGTCTCCCTCTTGGCCTACCGCAACGCTATCCAGACGGGTGCCCTGACGCACGACGGGGACCCGCGCTTCACAGCCTGCATCCAGAATGCCCACAAGCACATGCTGAGCGCGACCGACGACCAGGGCAACCGACTATGGGTGATACAAACGGAGCGGCCGGACTCGCCGCTGAAGATCGATGCGGCGATGGCGGGGTGCCTGTCCTGGGAAGGGTACACGGCGGCGATCGCGGCGGGTGTAACGACCGAGCCGCAAGAGTCAGAAGTGTTCTTTGTTTAGGGGAGTGTCCATGATCCGCTTACCCGTCTTGACAGTTAAGCGTATAATAGAGGGGATGACCGACGCTGACGACCGCCGCGCTCTTGCCCAAGGATTCACTGCGCTCATTCTCCTGATCTTCGCCCTCATCTGCTTTGCAGCGGCGGCAGGGTTGGCCTGGAATGTCTTTGAGTTCATGAGGAGGCTCTGATATGGGCTACTGGGCTAATGCGCTGAATGTCCTCCCCTTCGTCCGCTCCCAAGTCCCTGCCGCGCTCTCTCTTCCCCCCTCAGCCTGGAACCCCGGGCCAGCCGGTCCGTTCATGTCTACCTTGCAGTCCTTCCCAGATTTCGCTCGGCGCGGATACGCCGGCAACGAGATCGTCTATGCAGCCATTGAACTCCTAGCGACCTCTGCCGCCGAGCCGCATATCATCGGCCGGCGCTTGCGACGTTCCTCGCCCCAGATACGGGCTGAGGCAGCAATGCTTGTGAACCGTGGACTATCGCCGAGACTCGTCAACGCTGCGCTAGTGAGGAACGGCTTTGTCGAGCAGTTGGACAATCACCCACTTATCCGAAAACTCAACGCCCCGAACCCATTTATGAGCCGCGGGCAGATGTGGTCGAGCGTCACCAGGGACGTTCACCTGGCCGGGAACGCCTATCTGCTGAAGGCGCGTTATACCGATGGCCTCCTGAAGGGTGCCCTAGCGGAACTGTGGCGCCTTCGTCCCGATAGGGTGCGTGTCATCCCCGATAGGGAAACATTCTGCAAGTACGAGTACACCATCGGAAGAGACACGACAACCTTCGAGCACGCCGATGTCATCCAGTTCAAGACCGGCAACCCGCTCGATGACTATTACGGGATGCCGCCGATGATGGCCATCTCGGGGCGCATCGATATCGATAGTTACCTGCGCACCTTCGTCAAGTCCTTCTTCGAGCAGGGCGGCGTCGGTCCAGAAGCGATCCTAGCCCTGAAATCCAAGGTCAATGATACGACCAGAGAAGAGATCAAAGATCGCCACCGGCGGCAGTTCGGTGGGCCGGGCCGGATGCACGAGCTCATGGTGATCGACCAGAATGAAGCGACATACACCAAAGAGGGACTGGATCGCGGCCTCCGTGATCTCTTGCCTCTGGATCTGGATGCCATTCAGGAGGCTCGGATTGCGATGGTCTTTGGCATCCCCGGCTCGATTCTCGGTCTACGCACCGGGATGGAGTCTTCCAGTTACGCCAACAAGCGCCAGGACTGGCAGGTTCTGTGGGACGTGAAAATAACGCCGATGCTTTCCGACTTCGACGATACCCTGAACCTGACGGTCGTGCCCGAGTTTGGCGGCATCGACGAGGTGCTATTCGACCTGTCAGACATCCGGGCGCTCCAGGAGGACGTTGACAAGCTGCGTGACCGAGGCCGGAAGGACGTACAGACCGGTTTGATGTCCTTCGAGGAATACCGAGAGGGCGCTGGACTCGACCCGTACCCGACATCGGGTACATTCCTGGTGCCGAGTAACATGACCGTGATATCTATCGGCAAGTCGCCGCAGTTGGTGCCGCCAACACCGCCGGCACCCGTCCCGCAACTCTCGCCGGGGCAACCAGCGGAGCCGGCAGCGGTCGTCAGCGAGGTGCGGCATGACTGCGGTCGTTTGGTGGCGCGGGATGTTGAAGGGAATCCTGAACTCTTCTGCGGAAAGTGCAACGTGAAATTCCGGCCAGTGGGTACTTGACAAGCCAAAAGCTAAGCGTATAATCAGATTGACAATAGTTCGACGCTGAGCGCAGCCTAGCGCAGCCAGAAGCGTCCACAGCGGGCCAAGCGCCCCGAAGTGGGCGTTTTTTATTGCCCGAGGAGGCGCCTATGAAGCGCTCATGGTACGAAATCCGCGATGCCCAATCGGATGTCGTGGAGGTTCTACTCAACGACGAGATCG